CAGCTCAGACTTAAAACGCGGGCCGGTATTGTTGCCCAGCTCCTCGCGGTCCTCACGGATGGCGAATTTACGCAGCAGCGCGGTGATGGATTTGCGGTCTTTTTTGCGCATGAAGCAAAGCAGGTGCCAGTGCACGGTGCCGTCATGGTGTGGCTCTGCAACGCGGACGCCATACCAGCGCAGCCCGGCTTTGTGCATCGCCTTACGGAAGGCGGCGAACATATTCACCAGATAATCGCTGCTCTGCCGGACCGTGGCACTGGTCCATTTCGGGTTTGGCCTGCCGTTATTGAGCGTTGCGTGAAAGCGTGACGGGCAGGTGATGGTATAGAACACGGCGCATTCACCACGCATTTCTGCGATCAGCTCCAGCCCTTTAACGCAGGCCATCATTTCGTTGCGCCGGTGTGCCGGATTGCTGCTGCTGGCGTTTACCACGTCTTCCATATCCAGCGTATCGCCCTGCTCATTGGTCAGCTCATGCGAGCGGAAGAACTCCAGCGATTTGCGGCGCTGTTCGCGTTTATGGATCACAGCCTCATAGCTGACATACGGGGACGCCTTTTTGTTAACCAGGCAGACGGCGCGCAGCTGTTCTTCCCGCCATTCACACCGCATCTGCCACAGCTTGCGATACCACCAGTCAGCACAGAGCATACGGGCAAGCGAACCCGGAATAAGTTCGTATGGGACCGGGTTACGGCGGTGCTTTTTACGGCGCAGTTGCTCGAAAGCAGGCGGGATAACATCAAGGCGCATGGCCTCAGCGGCCACCCTTTCCCATAACCGGCGGATCTCTTCCGGCGTAACGTCTTCATCCGCAAACAGCTCGCCGCAGGCAGCATCCAGACACATGCTCATGTGTGCCGCCACCAAGGTAGATAACCGCTTAACCTGATCCTGGTTCATTTCCGGCAGAACCAGCAGGCCCTCCAGCCCGTCGTGGCTCGCCATAAACCGGAATGACGCAGAAACCTGGCTGGCGCGCACGCGCTCCAGGCGTTCAAGGCACGGCCTGATGGTTTCACGTAGATAGCGTGAATATGCCTTCGGCTTTCCCAGGCCCTCGAAATATTTAATGCGCTCAAGCAGTGGCTTGCTGATATGTGATGGTTCAGCGCTTACGTCTGCCAGAATCACCAGATCGGGATTAAACCGCTGCTGCTCGCGGGCCATTTTGACACGGCTGATCTGCCGGTCCTGCTCCATTTCACGCTGAACAGGATCACGGGCTTCATTGTAGAAATAGCGTTCCCAGACCTCATCGCTCATCGCCTCACGGCGCAGCTGCTCCTGCTCGTTGTCGCTGGCGTAGAGAGCGATCAGGTTTGAAAGCGCAGACACCGGCGCAACTTCCGCCGGGTCCACATACGGGTTAACCGCTTTTTTCGGGGCATTCCAGACAAAAGCAGCGGCGACATCATCTGCACCGCCGTAGTTTTTAACGTCGTGATGGCTCACACAAATACTCTCTTTGGAAAGTTTCGTAAGACGCACTCACGACTGGATACGCTGCCAGATCAAACCCGGACCAGATCAGAGGTTGAGAAACAGCGATAATTTCAGTTGCAGACTTACCATCACCACCGGCAACGCCCATACTGCGTTTTGCGTTAATACGGTGACGGGTAAAATTCTGGTAAATCGCGTTCGTCAGCTCGGTTTCACTGTTCGACACAACAACCTGATGGCCTGCTGATGCCAGTACATCAAGAGTCGTCGCCAGGCGACGCTGTTCAAGCTCATTGAAACCATCAGTGTGATAATCGGTAAATGTTCCGTCATAAGGTGGGTCGCAATAAATCACATCACCTACTTTGACCATCGCTAAAGTTTCCTCATAGCTGGCACAAATGAAGGTGGCGCGTTTTGCTTTCTCTGCAAATGCTCTGATTTCGTCTTCCGGGAAATATGTTTTTTTATAATTCCCGTATGGAACGTTAAATTCACCTTTCCTGTTATAACGGCACAATCCACGATAACAGTGGCGATTAAGATAAAGGAAAAATACAGCTTTCCAGAAATCAGTAGTTTCAGAGGAATGATTAAAATCCTGACGGATATTGTAATAAGAGGTTTCGCTATTTGTACTGGCAAAGAACCCTTTAGCGTTAGTAATAAACTTCTCGCAGTTAAATGCAATCTGCTTATAAAGATTAATCAGGTCAGAATTAATATCAGCGACAAGATAATGAGGATAGTCTGTCGCCATCATCACAGCGCAGGAACCCGCGAAAGGTTCAACCAGTCGCGGACCAGCAGGAAGGTGCTTAATCAGTTCCGGCATGATGGCGGTTTTATTTCCCGCCCATTTCAGGATGGTGCTCATACAGCACCTCCATTGTAGTGTTTGCCTTTCAGCTCTGCGATTTCCTGACAGGTGACGCAGCACTGCACGCCCGGAATGGCGCGGCGGCGAGCTGGCGGGATCGGTGCATCGCAATCAATGCAGAGAACACGGGAAACGCCCGGCGTTTTATTGCGGGCGGTGTGGATGTGGCGCTGGCGTTCTTCTTCAACGCGCCGCTGTACAAGGTCCATTGAATCAGCCATCAGAGGATCTCCTGCGCTTCGTTCTGAATCTTCACAGCTTCCTGACGCAGCAGCTCAGCCGCTTCCGTGTGGTTAAGTTGACGTGACACGATACGAGCAGCTAAAGAATCCAGACGCGCAGCCATCACATCTGCGCGTCCCCGGCGTTCTTCTTTGCGTGCCTCAGTCAGCAACAGGTTGAGTCCAGCATCATCTGGTCCGCTTTTGGTGAATCGGGTTTCAATGTTTCGCATCGTTCGTTCTCCTGAATTTGGGCAAAAGAATGCCCGGCGGGTTTACGCCATTAATTTCTGTTGTGGATTAATTCGGCATGGTTAACCGTTTTGGAAATAAGCTCACCACTGCACGAAAATGATTCATTGCTTTCACCAGTTCCCGCTTTTCGTCAGTAGTCAGATCACTAATATTGACGCCGTGACGTTCTGCCGGAATTTTTGCCATATAAAAAATGGCTGCCAGTGCCCGCTCATTCTGTTTATTATTTACGTCGCGTGGATCGCGCATATCTTTAATAAACCTTTCAAGCTCCGGCTCAATATTCAGACCAAACACTTTAGCCCTCAATTCCGCAATATGGTTCAGTCCATCCAGGCGTTTACCGGGGCTTAATGGAACAGTCGCCGTAGCGCCTTCAATAGCCATGATTTCCCCTGTTTGGTTGTGGACAGGTCAGCCAGCAGTTCATCCTGAGAGCGGCACGGGTGCCAGCGTTTGCCATCCTTCCCCATGATCCAGCCATGACCGTAGTGCATTGCCGGGCTTTTCTTTACAAGAAGTGATGCAAAAGATGGTTCTTTAGTCAGCATAACCACCTCAGATCAGACCGAACGAAGCGCCAAGACCCGTCACGGTATCCACCGCGCTTGCCATCGCCGGGTTAGCCTGCAAACGCGCCTGCATCGAAACGGCAGCCAGTGCCATCAGACGAGTAACAGAGTTAATGCTGCTGATAACATCGCGGCGGCCTGCGGTGGTTTTCACATCACCCGATACGGCACCGGCGGCAACACGTCCGATTTCAGCAGTAGCGCTCATGACGTAATGCGGCAGCTTCTCTTTTGCTACTTCGTTCATCGGTACGCATGGCAGGCAGTGAATCTGAGCCAGAAAACCGTCAACTAGCGTGGAGTCCTCAGTAAGATCGGTAAGCAGCCAGATTTCCGACGGCGAGAGCTGATGCGGTTGCTCCGGGTTCAGCTTATTGCGCAGCGTCTGGACATTCATTCCCGCGCGTTCTGCCAGCTTCGCCATGTTGTGATGCAGTGCGAAAGCCCGGCAGGCTTCTTCAAAGTGTCGATGTTTGGAAATCTTATAATCAAACATGTGAGCCCCTTAGAAAGTTCTCATAATTGAACTTACTAACCAACAACAACGCGGAAGTTGGAATGACCAAGGGACTCACGAACCTGATCGGTTTTGTACATCAAGTAACGTAGGCTAACGCGGCCCTTGTTTTTATCTTTTTTAACCATGTACTTAGCTAGCTGACCATGATGGATTTTTTGATACACAGAACCGCGTGAAATGCCTTCCCATTCGGCAAATTCCGCAGGCGTAGCCATCTCTTTTGGTACACGAATTGAAATATCAGTGCTCATAGTGCAGTATCTCTCAGTTAAGGTTTGGTTTATGTCGTTTTATCTTGTTTTATGTGATTCAATATTTGAACAATCGAG